AAGGATGAATTCAATAAATTAGAGGAGATTTATTCTCAATTTCAAAAGAATTTTGATATTACTAGAGAACAAGTAGAGAAAGAAGCTATAGAATGCCGTGATGATCTAATAGATCTTTATTATATTGTAGAAGAAAAATATAGAAAAAAACATTATGTCTCCAAAAGGGGGCGTCCAAGAAAAATATGAAAGTAAGTCACGAAGTACCTAGTTGTTTATTAAGCGCATCCCCTGAATTTAATGATTATGATTATTGTCTTCCTCATTTATTAGATCAAGATGAGGATTATTTACAATATTTTAAAAATGCTAAGGAAGCAGGTCGTTATATTATTATGGATAATTCACTTCATGAATTAGGAGAGGCGTATGATTATGATAGATTAAAGTATTGGATTAAAGAACTAGAACCAAATGAATTTATAGTACCTGATGTTTGGATGAATTGTGCTAATACTGCAGCACAAGCCAAGTATTGGCTACAGTTTAAATACCCTAAAAACACTAAAATTACAGCTGTAATCCAAGGTGAAAATAAAAATCAAGCTTATTTATGTGCTAGTTTATTAGCTAATTTAGGTTATACTAAATTATGTGTATCTTATGGTGCTACCTGGTATAACGATTTCTTTCCACATACTAACCCAGATATGGGAAAAGCATTAGGTAGAGTACGATTTGTACAGGGATTATTAAAACTAAAACAAATGAAAGATATTAAATTTCATTTATTAGGATGTTCTATTCCTCAAGAATTTGGTTGGTATGATAACGATCCTAGAATTGAGTCAATTGATACTTCCAACCCAGTGATGGCTGGTTTAGAAAATATATTGTATAATGAAAGAGGTTTAAATTCAAAACCAAAGGCAAATATGAATGATTATTTTAATATGGCTTGGGAAGATGTTAATTACTTAAGTGTAATACATAATACAAATAAATTTAGAGAAATTAATAATATTAAAAAAGTAAATATATGGCAAAATTAAGAAGAAGAGTAATTTATACTACTGTTAGGTGGGAAGAAACAGAACTACTAACAGAAGAACAAATTAAAAAATGGAAATCAGAAGATGAAGATCTTCAAGATGAAGTTATGGATGAAGTTGAATTTGACTTATCTCATGATAAAGCTTTAGAAGATAGTGATTGGCCTGAATTGATAGAAGACGAATAATATGGCAGAATTAATAAAACATGCATTAGGATTTTGTGGAGAGCATTGGCATCCAAACTTTTGGACTCTTCTCACAGGAGGATTTGGATTAGTGGGTATTTATCATTATACTATATCTTATCTTAAATGCAGATATAAAAAATTTAAAACAGCGTTTGCCTATACGCTTTATAATACCTGGCAAAATTTAATTAATTATTTATCATGGCGAAAAATGTCGTAGTGTCCTTATCTGGAGGGATGGACTCCTCTACTTTATTACTTAGATGTTTATCTGAGTATGACAGTGTAACAGCTTTATCTTTTGATTATGGTCAAAAACATAGAGTAGAACTTGAAAGAGCTCAATCATTAGTAGATTATATTAATGGGCTTGAAAACAAAGCAGCAGAAGATGGACAAAAAGCTCCATATAATCCTGTCAAATACCAAGTTATTAAATTAGATGGTTTAGTTAACTTGTTAGATTCTAACCTTGTAGAAGGTGGAGAAGATGTACCAGAAGGTCATTATGAAGAAGAAAATATGATAGCAACTGTTGTACCTAACAGAAATAAAATTTTCTCTTCATTGACTCAAGCAGTAGCATTATCTGTATCTAAAAGAACAGGAGAAGAATGTGATATTGCTTTAGGTATTCATGCTGGTGATCATGCAATTTATCCTGATTGTAGACAAGAATTTAGAGATGCTGATTACGAAGCTTTCAAAATTGGTAATTGGGATGCTGATAAAGTAGGATTTTTTATACCTTATATTGATACTGATAAATTAGGAATTTTAAAAGATGGAGAAGTACTTGTTGATAAATTGGGTATTGAATTTGATGAAGTTTATAAAAGAACAAATACTTCTTATAAGCCATATCCTTCAGGAAATAGTGATTATAAGTCTGCTTCTAGTGTTGAGAGGATTGAGGCTTTTATTGCTCTGGGGAGAAAAGATCCTGTACAGTATGAGGATGAAACTGGAGAAGTTGATTACGAAGTAGCAAAATCTCATGTAGAAAAGCTACTAGCTGAATACTCAGCTTAAAAAACGTATGGCTCGTGGTGTAACTGGCAACACGTCTGGTTTTGGTCCAGAAGAGTCTAGGTTCGATCCCTAGCGAGCCAACTAAATTTAATTATATGAAAGATTTTAATAATATTGAAAAAGATAGAAAAAATTTAGAACATATGCCTGATCAAAAATTACATCAGGTTATTAGTTTTATCAAATCAGGAATTAGAATAGTTGGATATGGACTTTTACTATATAACGTGCCAATTGCAGTAGGAGTTCTTATATTAAGTGAAGCAATTGGTATAATTGAAGAATTAGTGTAATGAAGAAAATCTTATATTTTAGTGCAGCATGGTGTGGTCCATGTCAAACATTAGGTCCTATTATGGAGTCTTTAAAAGGAGATATTAATTATCAAAAAATTGATGTAGATAATAATCAAGATTTATCTATGCAATATGGGGTAAGAAATATTCCTACTTTAATTTTATTAGATGAAACTGGTGAAGTTAAAGGAAGAAAAGTAGGGTTACAAACAAAACAAGACATTTTAAATTTTTATAATGGGTAAATTTCAATCTAGCAAAGTATTTGATGGTTTTTCTACAGTATTTCGTCAATGGAGAGCTACAACAACACACTGTAGATTTGTACATGGTTATGGTATTTCATTTAAAGTATATTTTGAGGGAGATTTAGATGATAGAAATTGGGTTTGGGATTTTGGTGGTATGAAAAGAGCAAAAACTAAAATCGATGGTAAATCTCCTAAGGAATGGATGGATTATATGTTTGATCATACTTTAGTAGTGGCGGAAGATGATCCAGAATTAAAAGCATTTCAACAAATGGATACAGCAGGAGTAGCTCAGGTAAGAGTAATCCCAGCTACGGGTGCAGAAAAATTTGCAGAATTTATATTTAATAAAATTAATGAATTTGTTCAAACTGAAACTGAAAACAGAGTAAAAGTTGTTAAAGTTAAGTTTATGGAACATGGTAAAAACGCAGCTTATTATGTCGCTTAAAAGAATTGAAGATTATAACAAAGTATTGCCTGTATTAGAACTTTATACAGCAGTACAATCAGAGGGTAGTAGGCAAGGCTACCCTACTATTGTAGTTAGAACAACAGGTTGTACCCATAGATGTTATTTTGGAGAAGGGGGTTGGTGTGATTCTTGGTATACAAGTATCCACCCAGAAAAAGGTACTTTTTGTTTCCAAGATATAATTAATATGTACGATGCAAATCCTCATATTAAAGAAATGATGTTAACAGGAGGTTCTCCTACTATGCATCCTAAGTTAGTTAACGAATTAACACATTTAGCTCATGAAAGGGATATTTTCATTACTATTGAAACTGAAGGATCTCATTTCCTTCCCACTGATTATCCTATCAATCTTCTTAGTATTTCTCCTAAATTTAGTAATAGCATCCCCGTTATTGGTGCTACTACTCCTCAGGGAGCGATTGTTGACGAAAGGATGGTTAAAAAACACAACTCAAAAAGAGTAAATATTGAAGCAATAAAACAATCTATTGATTATCATTCTGATTATCATATTAAACCTGTATTAGATAAAGAATTATCTATGGTAGGTGAAGTAGAAGATTTCCTTAAAGAATGTAACATACCAGATAGTAAAGTTTGGGCAATGCCTGCTGGGGATGATAGAGAATCATTAATGGAATCATATCCAACCGTTATGAATTTTGTTAGAGATAGAGGATGGCGTTTTACAGGCCGTTCACATATCATGGCATTTAATACAGAAAGGTGTGTCTAGGGAAGAAGCTCTTAGTATATTAGAAGAAATAGAGGAAAATGTAACTACATGCTGTGCCATTACTATGGAGCCAGATGAAGTACTAGTATTAATAGATAAATTAAAAGAATATTTAAATGGAGAATAAACGTAGAAAAAAACATGAGAATTTAGAGGTTGTACCAATTGGTTTTGCAAATGGAGTTGCACCTGGATTTCCATTCACCGATAAAGAAAAAGAAAAAATGATTAATAGAGCAGAAAAAGCTTATGGTAAGTTTTTAGATGCTCTAGAATGTGACTGGAGAAATGATCCTAATTCAATGGAAACCCCTAGACGAGTAGCTAAAGCTTATGTTAATGATTTATGGGCCGGCAGATATACAGCTATGTCTCCTATTACATCATTCCCATCAGATGGTTATGATGGTGTAATTATAGAACGTAATATACCGTTAACTTCAATGTGTTCTCATCATCACCAAACAATAGGTGGAGTTGTACATATTGGTTACATTGCAGGAGAAGATGGTCAAGTAATTGGTTTATCTAAATTAAATAGAATTGTAGAATTATTTGGTCGTAGAGGAGCAATCCAAGAACAATTAACATCAGCTATCCATAATGCAGTAGATAAAATTACCGAAGGTAATAAAGGTGTTATTGTAACTATTGTAGGTACTCATAACTGTGTATCTTGTAGAGGTGTAAAACATCAAGGAGCAGCAATGGTTACTACAAAAGCATCAGGAAAATTTAGAGATGATAATAATTTAGCTCGTAAAGAATTTTTTGATAGCTTAAAAATTAATAACGGAGGACACAATATTTAAGTTATGTTAAAATTAGATAATAAAAAAATGTCAGTTAGTTGGTGGGATATGACTGATATTATAAAAGATTTAACTAAAAAAATTCCATTTGAAGTACCATTAGCTGATTCAATTTATGGAATACCTAGAGGTGGTTTAATTCCTGCAGTCATGTTATCACATTCAACAGGTTTACCTTTAGTACAAACAATAGGTAAAAATACCTTAGTAGTAGATGATATGACAGATAGTGGAGTTACTATGGATAAAATGCCTGGACAGTGGACAGCAGTTTTATTTCATAAACCTCATACTTCAATTTTTACCCCAAATGTATATTCTAAATTACATGAAGGAGATGAATGGTTAGTATTTCCTTGGGAAGATTTTAAGGCACCTGCTAAACAAGATTATTTACAATCAGATGAATTTTTAGAATTTGCAGAAAGAGAAGATAATTCTGTGGTGTGGTCAGAAGAAGATAGTAAATTACATACTATAGGAGGTTTATCTAATGATAAAGATAAATCGTTTATAAAATTCATAAATAAATTAGATAAAAATGGGTAAACAATTAGAATTTGCATACCAATGGGAAAAATTAAGAGACGTCCCATTTGTAAATGAAGTAGAAGAATTTAATGCCACATTTGGCAAACCAAACAATTATGAACCGACAATACCAGAAAAAAAAGAATGGCAATTCGTATACGACTTTGTACTTGAAGAATTGGAAGAATATAGACAGGCTTGCGAAAACGGAAACATCGTGGAAGTTTTGGATGCTTTGTGCGACATTGCTTATGTTTCCCTCGGGAACGGTACTATGCTACATGGCCTTAAGGATAAGATATGGCCAGCGTATAAAGAGGTACAAGCCAGTAATATGTCGAAGTCTTGTAGCACTGAGAAAGAAGCCATGGAAACTGTCACCATCCGCTCTAAAGAACAAAATGAGCCATGTCACTATGAGAAAGTGGAGGAGAGATTTGTAGTATATAGAACTCGAGATAGAAAAGTAATGAAATCAATTAATTATTTTAGACCTGATCTAACTCAGTTTTTTACAGGAGATGAATTACAAAGGTTTCACAATACAAGTGCAGGAATATAATGTATAAAAAGTGTTATGCTACCAGATTAGGAAATAATAAGTATAAGATTCATTTATGGGACGAAGGTGGCTATGATGAAATCGAGTGGCATAATCCTGCTTATCAAGAATGTTCTAAAGAAGAGGCAACTTTTACTGGTTTAAGTGGAGAGCCTCTTCGAAAAATTTATAAATGGGATAAAAACACCCCCAACTTACATTTCCATGATATAACTCCGTATCAAAAATATCTTATTGAAAAATATGGTGTTGATGATAAACCTTCTACAGGTCATAAAGAATTATTTTTTGATATTGAGTGTGAAATTGGAGGAGCTTTAACTGAAGAATATATTGAAAGAGCCCCTATGCCTATTACTACAATAGCATACTGGGATAAATCAGAAGATCATTGGGTTATTTTAGTTCGTGATGATAAAGGTGAATTAAAGCGTACTAAAGCTAAAAATAAAGAAATTGTACCTTGTAGAACAGAACAAGAAATATTAGCTAAATTTTTAGAACGTTTTAGAGAAATTGATCCCGATATTTTAATTGGTTATAACAGTGATTTCTTTGATATACCTTATCTATATTATAGAATGTGTAATGTATTAGGTCAAGAATGGGCTGATCAATTGTCTCCAATTGGTAAAGTAAATGCTAAAAAGAATAATCAATATTTTTTTAAACAAAACCAATTTGTAGATATTATTGGAGTTGAATCTTTAGACTATATGAGATTACATAAAAAATATAGTTGGAAAGACGAACCAAGTTGGAAATTAGATGCTATTGGAGAAAAATATACTGGAATAGGTAAAGTTGATTATGAAGGTAATCTTGATCAATTATTTGAAACAGACCTACAAAAATATATTCAGTATAACTTTCGTGATGTTGAAATATTAAAATTATTAGATGAAAAACTTCAATATATTGCTTTAACTAAAAATCTATCTCATAAAGGAAAACATAACTATAGTGAGGTTTATGCAAATAGTAAAACTCAAGATGGTGCAATCTCAGCTTATTTATTGTCCCAAAATATAATCCCACCAGGTAAGGATCCTAACCCTAGAAGTAAAAAAGGATACGCTGGTGGTTACCTTTTTTGCCCTAAAGCTGGATTGTACAAATATATGTTTGATGAAGATTTAACATCACTGTATCCATCTATAATTATGTCTTTAAACATAGGACGAGAAACATTCAAGGGACGTATCATTGATGCTGATGATCGCAATAATAGATTGGGTCTTAATGATTTAAAAGAACGTGATCAAGATGAAGAATTATTAGTTGAAAATGCTAAAGGACAACAAACTAGAGTTAATGTTGGAAGATTAATTTCTATGGTTGAACAAAATAATTTAACATTATCAGCTAATGGTTGTATGTTTACTACTGATAGGCAATCAACATTATCTACAGTATTAGCTAAGTGGTTTGATGAACGTAAATTATATAAAGGCAAAATGAAGGATGCCTATAAATCAGGTAATAAAGAAAAGGGTGCTTATTACCATTTAATGCAATATACAATGAAGATTTTGCTTAATAGTTTATATGGTGCTACAGCATTACCTTCGTTTAGATATGGGATGAGTTTATCTATACTAAGCGAAGCCATTACTCTATCAGGCCACAGAATTATTCAAGAATCAGCTTTATGTGCTAATAGACATATGAATAAAGTTTTAAGAGGAGAATTAACATTATGAAATACGAAGTAGAAAGTAGACCTTGGGGTATGTACGAAGTATTATTAGACTCCCCTGAATGTAAAGTAAAAAGAATATCAGTAGCCCCTGAATCTAGATTATCATACCAGTACCATACTAAAAGAAAAGAAACCTGGACTGTAATTAAAGGTAATTTAACTATTATTTTAGATGGAGAAAAATTATTTAGAGGTCCTGGACAGTCAATTAAAATTCCTTTAGGAGCTAAACATAGAGCTTGGAATGAAACAGATGAATTAGTTCAATTTATTGAAGTTCAAACTGGAGATTATTTTGGTGAAGACGATATAATAAGAATAGAAGACGATTATAAAAGAAATTAATATGGCTTTAAGTAAACAATCAATCAGAAAAGGAATGCACATCACAGTAAATGGTGATGAAGTAAGTAAGGATGAACTAATATTAATTAGTGAAGAGTGGAGTGAAATTCAAGAAAACTTTTTTAGAAAAATGTTAAAGCAGGGAGGACATTTTAGACTAAAAGGAGTTAAGTATATAATTGAACTCCAAAAATCAGATAATTTAAGATCTGATGGAAATAAAGATAGCGGAGTAATACAAATTCCAGGAGAAGATAGTAGATTTTAGATTATGAAAATAGAAGTATCAAACGGAGAGTTATTAGACAAAATTTCAATTTTAGAATTAAAATTACTTAAAATTGAAGATGAAGATAAATTAGTTAATATTAGGAAAGAATTTGAAACATTAAATCCTTTAGCTAAAAAATTATTTGAAACATTTGGAGGTAATTTACAAAATCATTATCTTGAACTAGCTCGTATAAATGGGTTATTATGGGATATTGAAGATTGGATTAGAGATTGTGAGCGTGAAAAAAGGTTTGATGAAGAATTTATTCAATTAGCAAGATCTGTTTATGTTACTAATGATCAAAGAAGTGAAGTTAAAAAACTTATTAATAAAACAACTGGATCAGATTTGGTAGAAGAAAAATCATATAAAGATTACAAGTGAAACATTTAGAAGAAACACCTTGGTTTATTTGCGATAAAGAAGATGAGAATTATTGTGCTTATGTAGACACTGATTCTAATTATTTTAATGCTGAACCCATATTAAAATATTTGTACCCTGATTTTGAATCATTCTCAGATGAAGAAAAAGATGAAAAATTAGAAGGTGTGGCTTTAGCATATCAAGATATTATTACTGAACATTATGATAATTTAGCTACTGATTGTTTTAATGTTAAACAGTTTGAATGGTTTGATAAACCACATTGGCTTGAAATGAAGACTGAATGTGTAATAAGATCAGCCTATTTTAGAGCAACAAGGCGATATGCACAATGGATTACTAAACAAGAGGGCATTGCTAAAGAAACTTTAGATATTAAAGGTTTAGAGTTTATGAAAGCAAATTTTCCCCCAATATTAGGGGATTTCTTTAATGATATTCTTCAACAGGTTCTAAAAGGAGAACAACATAAAAGCATTATAGAACAAATTAAAATATTTAAAACACAAATTTTAGATGGCACTATTCCTTTAGCTAAATTAGGTAATCCTACTGCTGTTAAAAAACTAGATAAATATAGTGGTAAAAGTGCCCGTGCAGGTGAAATGTTTACTGAAATTTTAAAAGGTGCTCCTGCACCTGTAAGAGCAGCTATTCGTTATAATGATTTACTTAGGTTATGGCAATTAGATAGAAAATATAATCTAATTACAATGGCAGATAAAGTAAAATGGATTTATTTAAAAGATAATCCTTATAAAATAGAAGCATTAGCATTTTTTGATTATGAAATGCCAGAAAAAATAGTTGATTTTTTAGATACTTATGCTGATAGACAGAAAGTATTTGATTCAATATTATTAAATAAATTAGAAGGGTTTTTTAGTGACTTAGGTTGGTCTCTTAATTTAAATCCCTATGTAAATGCTTTAAAAAGTTTTGAAATATGAAAATAACAGTAGAACATTACGACCAAAAGATTAGTATTGAAACTGATCATGATGATTTAACGTATGAGGACTTTATGGAACTTATAGAGAAGATATCTTATTCGTTAGGATATCCTGTTGATACAATTAAAGAATGGTTTGAAGAGTAAAATAAATTTCGTATATTCCCGTTATGATAAGTAAAAGTCAATTAAGCAGTGTTATATCAAAATATTACCTAAATGGTCTGAATAATCAGGTTAAATGGAGAATTAAAGATAATACACTTACAATTTATGCTGGTGAAGCAGGTAGAGTATGTAAAGTAGTAGCTGAAAACTTCCCATTAGAAGATGCTGAATTAGGAGTATTTGATACTAATAAATTAAATAAATTATTATCTATTACTAATGGTGATTTAATGATATCATTAGAAAAAATGAAAGCAATTTATACTAAAATGCATATTCAGGATTCTAATTATAATTTAACTTACTCATTAGCTGATACCTTAATTTTAGGGAAAAATGTTTGGTATGAAGATCCTGAAGAATTAGATATTGATATAGTATTAGAATCAGAAGATATAGATGCTTTAATTAAAGCTAAAAATGCATTAGGTGATATAGATAATATGTTAATTACTACAACTAATGATTTTGATGGTAATAATATTTGCGAGTTTATATTTGGGGATAATACAGGATTTTCTAATAAAATTACTTATCAAGTAAATGGAGGTAAAATTAAGGATAACACCCTAAGTGTTCCATTTAATTCTGATATTTTCAAAGATATATTAAATAATAATAAAGACATGGATTTTTGTACTTTAAAATTATCTAATACTGGAATACTAAAAATAGAATTTGAATCAGAGGATATTAAAAGTGAATATTTTGTCGCAAGAAACGAATAAAAAACCTGATATGTATGCTGAAGATAAGGCAATTATGCCTTATGGTGATAGTGTAGCTGCTCCTAAAATAGAAGTAGAAAATATTGCGTTATGGAAATCTGAAAAAGTAGGCAAAACTAATAATTATTTTAAAAGTAGATTTGATGAAATTAAATCTGAATATTTAAAATTAATAGAAGAGTTTAAATGGAATGATTTAGTATATAAAGCTGAAATTCGATTTACACCCTCAAAAGGAAATATTTATTATCTTTATCAAAGAGAAAATGAAGAATTATTTTTATCTCTTATAGAACCTGAATATTGGGATCAAATTTATATTGGTTCTTTTAGACTAGATTCTAACGATAAATGGGAAAAAGTAGAAAGTTAATATATGTATAATAAACAAACATTTGTAGCTAGGGCACATTGTTATGTTTTTGTTTAACCGAGTTAGCTTAGGCGCTCACAAAATTTAATGATATGAGTACATTAGAAATCTTTGAAAGGCAGATTAGTCCTTTCGACATTTTATTTAGAAATCTTTTTAACGCTGAGTCGCAATTCGCACCAGCATTACAATCAAAACAACCACATCCCGTTAATATCTTTTATGATGATAAAGGACTTCATTTTGAAGTTGCCTGTACAGGACTAACTAAAAAAGAAGTTGATATCAACATTGAAGGGGATATTTTGAAAATCTCTTATAAAAAACCCGAAGCTGAAGAATTTCATGAGGGTACAATTTATAATGGGTTATCAAAAAAATCATTTAATTTAGGATATAAGATAGCTCCTAAATTTGATTTAAGTGAAGCAACTGCTGAATTGGCAAATGGGCTTTTAGTCATTTTTATTCCAATTGCTGAAGAAGCTAAACCAAAGTCTATCAAAATTAAGTAATAAGTTTTATTAAAATATGTGTCCTAGCACATTGTTTTTCGTATATTCACGTTACAAATAAATAAGTTATATGTCAGATACTAAGCGTAGAAAATCAATACAAATTATTACAGATCCATTATTAGAACCTTTCTTTATTACTAAAGATGAATATAGCTATACTGTTAAACAAAATGTTAAATCAGATAGTTCCCATTTTAGAAGTAAAGGAAAATCTAAAACCTATGAAAAATCATTATACTATTACCCCCAATTTGATCAAGCTATAAATAAAATAGCAGAATTAAAATCACAGTTTGGTGACTATAATAGTATAAAAAATTATTTAGAAGATTATAAAAAAATTAGTAACCAAATAAAAAAATACACAAATGGAATTAGAAGCGTTATTTGATGCTGTTATAGTTAAACCTAAAGAAACAGAAGAAACTACTTATGGTAACATTATTGTTCCTGATATAGGTAAGGAAAAAAATGAAATAGGTAAGGTTATAGCAGTAGGTCCGGGAAAACCAACAATTACAGGAGAATTTATCCCAACACAATTAAAAATAGGAGATGAAGTAGTTTTACCTACTATGGGATTTACCAGATTACCTTATAACGGAGAAGAATATTACGTGGGTCCCGAAAATCAAATTCTTGCTAAAATTAGTCAAAAAGTTGACGTAGCAGAAATATTAGAAGAAACTAAAGAGTCATTAACTGAAGAAGAAATTAAAGATTTATCAAATGAGTAAACAAGTTATATTAGGTTCAGAAGCAAGAACCAATTTAGTAGAGGGAATTGATATATTAGCAGATGCTGTTGTATCAACATTAGGACCTAATGGTAGAAATGTAGTAATTGCTAATAATGGATTTCCACAATCTACAAAAGATGGAGTTACTGTTGCCAAATCCATAACTCTAAAAGACCCTAATCAAGAATTAGGAGTTCAATTAGTAAAACAAGCTGCGATTAAGACAGCTGAAAAAGCAGGTGATGGTACTACTACATCTACTTTATTAGCTAGAGAAATGATTAAAGCAGGATTAACAGCCTTAAATAATAACGAAAACGCAGTTCAAATTAAAAGGGATATTGATTCTACAGTTAAAGAAATAGTCAATAATCTTAAAAATAACATATCAGAAGATATTTCTGGAGAAGAACAACTAGAACAGATTGCATCAATATCAGCAAATAATGACCCAGAAACTGGAAAATTAATTGCTACAGCAATTGAAAAAGTTGGAATGGAAGGGGTTGTCCATATTGAAGAATCTCGCACAGGTGAAACTTACCTTGAAACTGTTGAAGGGTTACAGTTTGGTAGAGGGTATAAATCACCATATTTTGTTACAAATAATAGTAATATGACTGCCACATTGGACAACCCCTTAATTCTAATTGCGGATCAAAAAATAACTCAAGTAAAAGAATTATTACCAATTTTAGAAGCAGTTGGGGCACAAGCAAAATCACTTTTAATTATTGCTGAGGATATTGATAATGAAGCATTAGCTACCCTTATTGTTAATAAAATGAGAGGCACAATGAAAGTATGTGCTGTAAAAGCTCCTGACTTTGGTGATAGGAGAAAATTAGTATTAGAGGATATAGCTATTACAACTGGAGGAGTAGTATTTGACAAACAAAAAGGTATGAAACTTGATAAATTTAGTTGGGAATGGTTTGGAGAAGCGAGAACAGTAACAGTAGAAAAAGAACAAACAACAATAGTAGATGGAAAAGGATCAGTTGAATCAATTGAAACACGTGTTGAAGAACTACAGCAACAAATCGACAAGGCAACAACGCCGTTCGAAGTCGAAAAACTCCAAGAAAGGTTGGCGAAATTCGTCGGAGGAGTAGCTATTATTCATGTAGGAGGAAACACTGAAACTGAAATGAAGGAGAAAAAAGACAGAGTTGATGATGCTTTACATGCAACAAAAGCAGCTATAGAAGAGGGTATTGTCCCAGGAGGGGGAACAGCATTATTATATGCCTCTAATGGTTTAAAAGCTAATACAACAGGAGCTCAAATTGTAGTAGAAGCATGTGCTAAACCTTTTAATCAAATTTTAGTTAATGCTGGATATGATAAAGTAAAAGGACAAATATTAGCTGATCAATTATGTAATTCTGGTAATGATGCTTGGGCAGGTTATAATATTAAAACTGATGAAATAGTTAATATGAAAGAATCTGGAATTATTGATCCTACTAAGGTGGCTAGGACAGCCCTTGAAAATGCTGCTTCTGTAGCGGGCACTGTTTTACTAACTGAATGTACAGTAGTTGATGACCCAGAAGAAGAATCTCAACAACCACAAATTGATCCATCAATGATGGGGATGATGTAAATATTTTTCGTATATTATGGCTATAAAAATTGAAGAAAAAAATATATTAATTGCTAGAAGAGTACCACCAGGTGATAAATGGAGATTAGTTGCTAATGAACCAGATGGTCCAGTACATAAATCACTTACTGATACTTTAGAAGCATATATGGTAAAAACTGGGTTTAAAGGGCATTATAGATTAGAACCATTGAAAAGTAATTTATATGCAATTGATTCCCAAGAAACAGAAGTAACACCAGAACCAGAAAAGAAATATTCCATATATGGAGAATACGGAGAATAGTTTATTAGTAGAAAAATATCGTCCTACTAAATTAGAAAATTATGTAGGTAATGAGAATATTAAGAAGTCTATATCTAAATATTTAGAACAGAATGATATTCAAAACCTAATATTTTATGGACCTGCTGGAACCGGAAAAACAACTCTTGCTAAACTCATTGTACAAAATCTTGATTGTGACAGCATTTATATTAATGCTTCGGATGAACGAGGTATTGAAACAATTAGAGATAAAGTACAAAGCTTTGCTAGTGTGGCTTCGTTCAAGCCACTTAAGATTGTTATTTTGGATGAGTCTGATTTTCTTACTATTCAAGCGCAAGCTTCGCTCCGTAATATCATTGAAACGTTTTCGCGAACTACTAGGTTTATCTTAACTTGTAATTATGTAGAACGTATTATTGATCCTTTACAATCTAGGTGCCAAGTACTTAAAATTGTACCTCCAACTAAAAAAGATGTTGCTAAACATTTAAATTGGATTTGTAATGAAGAATCAATTTCACATGATATAAATGATTTAGTACCTTTAGTTAATCAATATTATCCTGATTTACGTAAATGTATTAATACTATACAATTATCAACTGTAGATGGTGGAGCAAATGATTTATATCTTAACTTAGACCAATCAGTATTAGTATCATCTAATTATATAGACAAAGTTATTACTGAATTAAAGGGTAAGGCTGATTTTAAAACTATTCGTCAAATTATAGCTGATGCTAATGTAGATGATTTTGATGAATTATTTAAGGCATTATATGAAAGAGTAACCGAATACCTACCAGGTAAAGAGGGAACAGTAGCTATTTTAATAAATGATCATCAATATAAAGCAAATTTCCGAATCGACAAGGAAATAAATACAATGTCGTTAATTTCAAATTTAATAAATAATAAATAATTATGCAACAACAACAATCAGGACCCCCTATTGATTTAAAAAATACATCAGAAGTTAAAAATTCTGAAGGTGAGGTTTTATTCCAGCAGGGAGTAGTATTAAGAACAGTATCTAAATTTGTTATGGGAACAGATGAAGACGCATTATTACCCATTCCAGTTTTTTATGATCCAACAACTAAAAAAATTCTTAAGGCATCAGTACCTAAAGATCTTAGAGAGGATTTAAAAGATTACTTAATGGATTAGGTTTTGAAAAATATCTTTGATTGGTTAAAAGCTATTAATTCCACTAAACCACCAGTTGAGTCATTTTCTGATAAAGACTGGGAAGTTTGGAATAGTTATATGATTCATAGGTTTATTAGTATGAATCCTGATTATATAGAGATAGTAAATTATGTTCAAGAATTTCCTCCACAGGAAAAAAGAATGATTTATAACATTTACAAAGAATTTATTCCTAAAAATAATAAATGGAATAAATACATTAAATCCAAAAACAAAGAACCAAACAAAGATCTAGTTATTAATATTAAAAATTACTTTAAATGTTCAGCAAAAGAGGCCAAAGAATATATAAATATCTTGGATACTATAGACGTAGATCGTATATTATCTAGTATAGGATTAGAAAAAAAAGAAATCAAACAATTATTGAAATGACAAAAGAATTATATAATATGTTAAAAAAGTCTGCTGAGGCAGACAAGGCAAAAGCATTATTATCACTTGAATTACTAGGCAATAAAGCTGTAGGTATTGGTGATCATTCAACTGAAGACTTTTATAAAAATGCTGAAGAAGCACTTACAACTTTAGTTGATGCTGATGATAGATTAGAAACTTTAGAGAAATATTTTCAAATTAAAAACCAAGTCAATGGGTGATACAATATCCAAATGGCACGAAATGCAAGAAGAAATGAGCGATAGAGAAATAATGGACGCTAAAAACCCAGATGTGGCTGCAGTTAGAAAATTTGAAAAGGATTATCCTGAATTATCTAAAGAGTTTAGAGAAATACAAAGTGAGATGTATGAAATGTTTGCTCGTAAACATCTTGATTACGGTTTAAATAATATTGCTCTTGGGGGTGATTTAACTAATAGTGATGATAAAAAATTTTCACTTACTGGTTTAACTATTAGACTTACTGATAAAATTTCTAGATTAAAAAATCTTATAGTACATGGTAGAAACTATGTAAAAGGTGAAGGAATGGAAGACACGTTTATTGACATAGCTAATTATGGAATAATTGGGATGTTAGTAGGACGTGATAAATGGAAAAAATAAATTTTGGCTAGAAAAATACCTAGAATAGTAAGGGAGATTAGAAATAATCCTCCCCAAGAGATTAATTTTGCTTATCAAAAAAATGTCTCTTATTCGCAAATGTCTATATTTCGCGGTTGTCCACATCGTTGGAAACTGCAATATAAAGACAAGATAAAGGTATTTACATCATCTATCCATACTGTATTTGGTACTGCAATACATGAAGTATTACAACATTATTTAGATGTAATGTTTGAAACTAGTGCTGCAAATGCAGATAGAATTGATTTAGAAGAATTATTTCAAGAAAAATTTATTGGTGAATATCAAAATCAATACAAACGAAATAATAACCAACATTTTTCATCAGCTGAGGAAATGAGAGAATTTTTTGAAGATGGGGTTGGAATTTTAAATTGGTTTAAAAAGAAACGAGCTAGGTATTTTTCAAGAAGAGGTTACCATTTAGTTGGTTGTGAATTACCCATAGTTATTTCACCAAATAAAATGTATAACAACATAAAATACACAGGATTTTTAGATGTTGTACTATACCATGAACCAAGCCAGACATTTAAGATAATCGACATTAAAACCAGTACTAAGGGATGGAATGCTAGAGATAAGAAAAATGAAGATAAACAATACCAATTACTTTTATATAAGCAATTTTTTAGTGAGCAATATGGGATCCCATTAAGTAATATTGATATTGAATTTTTTATTGTTAAAAGAAAAGTAATGGATTGGAATGATGAGAATATTATGTCACCTCATCAAGCGTATAGAGTACAAACATTTACCCCACCTAGTGGAAAAATTAAATTAGGACGAGCTAAAAAAGCTATAAATAATTTTATAAATGAATGTTTTAATTCAAATGGAGATATTAAGGATATAGAATATCCAAAATCTGTTTCAAAATGGAATTGTATGTTTTGTCCCTTTAAAGAAGATAAAGAAACTTGTGGAGAAGGTATAATTTACTAAACTCCCAATATATGTATATAAAAATAATGTTATTAAAATAAAGATTATGAACGCAAAAAAAGATATGACACTAACAAGTGTAAAAATCAAAAGCGATTTATTTGAGAATTTTAAGATTGAATGTGTAAGAAGAAAATTTTCTTTTCAAAAACTTGCCGATCGTGCTATTTATTTGTATCTTACAGATGAAGATTTTCGTAAGGCAATTACCAATCAAACTAATCTTGAATTATAAATCGTAATAGAATGAATAAAAGTTTTAAATACCTTCCTCAAGATAAGAGGAAAAAAATACTATTAATCTGTGATGATATTAGAGTACACTCAGGTGTTGCCACAATAGCAAAAGAAATAGTAACCCATACAGCTCACCATTTTAATTGGGTACAAATGGCGGGGGCAATAAACCACCCAGATAAAGGAAAAAAATTAGATTTATCTTCAGATACTAATAAAGTAGCTGATATAGAGGATTCTTTTGTAAGACTTTATCCCGTTGATGGTTATGGTAATCCAACAATTTTAAGGCAAGTCATATCATTTGAAAAACCAGATGCTATAATGCTTTTTACTGATCCAAGATACTTTACATGGGTATTTAATATGGAGCATGAAATAAGAAAACAAATCCCTATTGCCTATTTAAATATTTGGGATGATTATCCTGCTCCAATGTATAATAAACCCTATTATGAAGCTTGTGATTTGTTAATGGGTATATCAAAACAAACAGTTAATATAAATAAACTAGTACTTAATGATAAAAAAGATAGTAAAATTTTTAAGTATATTCCTCATGGAAAAAACCCAAAAATATATTATCCAATTGTAGAGGAAAATAAAGATTACTTAGAATTTAGAAATAAAGTATTTGGTAATGCAAAACCAGAATTTGTTGTATACTTTAATTCTAGAAATATACGAAGAAAACAAATACCAGATACAATGTTAGCTTTTAGGGCATTTTTAGATTCTTTACCTAAGGAAAAATCAAAAAATTGTTTTCTTTTATTAAAAACAGAACTAGTTACGGATGCAGGAACTGATTTACCAAGAGTAAAAGAATATTTCTTTGGAGAAGAGTATGATAATAATGTTAAATTTATAGAGTCTAAATTAGAGGAAAAACATTTAAATTATCTATATAATATAGCAGATGTTCAAATTTTACTAACCTCAAATGAAGGTTGGGGATTAACAATTACTGAAGCAATACTATCAGGTACTCCTATTATAGCAAATACTACAGGTGGTATGCAAGATCAAATGAGGTTTGTTGATGAGAATGGAGAATGGTTTACTCCTAGTGCTGATATACCTTCTAATCATAGAGGAACATATAAAGAACATGGAGAATGGGCTTTCCCAGTTTATCCAACTAGTAGATCAATTCAAGGTTCTCCCCCAACTCCATATATTTACGATGATAGATGTAAATGGGAAGATGCTTTAGAACGAATTAAAGAAGTCTATAATTTAAGTTCTGAAGAACGTAGAACTAAAGGGTTAAAAGGAAGAGAATGGGCCCTAAGTGAGGAAGCAGGTTTTACATCTGAACATCAAGGAAAAAGAGTTATAGAAGCATTTGATGAATTATTTGATACTTGGAAACCAAGAGAAAAGTATGAAATAGTAAGTGCTAATGAATATAAAGGAAAAAATTTAAATCATAAATTATTTTATTAATGAGTAAGCCAAGATTTGTAATAAGTTGCCCTTTTGACACATATTCAGGATATGGAGGACGTAGTCGTGATATAGTTAAGGCAATAATAGAATTAGATAAATATGAAGTACAACTTTTACCTCAAAAATGGGGGGAAACTTCCTGGGGATTCTGCAATGATCACCCTGAATGGAAATTTCTAAATAAATATGTAGCCCCACAAAACTGGCAACAAACTAAACCAGATTTATGGATGCAAATAACTATACCAAATGAATTCCAACCTATAGGAAAATATAATATAGGATTAACTGCTGGTATTGAAGCAACAGGATGCAAACCTGAATGGATTGAAGGATTAAATAGAATGGATATAAATTGGGTATCTTCTAATTTTGCAAAACAAACTTTTGAATCTATGTCTTTTGAAAAAAAAGATCAAAGAACTAACCAAACAGTGAGTATACTTAAATTAGAAAAGCCTATTGAAGTTATATTTGAAGGAGCAGATTTGACTACTTATAAACCCATATCTCCCAAAGAAATTAAAACTATTAAACTTGATGAAGTTAAAGAAAGTTTTGCTTTTCTATTTGTAGGACATTGGATGCAAGGTGAATTTGGTCATGATAGAAAAAATGTAGGTGTATTAATTAAATCTTTTTATGAAGCATTCAAAAACAAATCAGGCCAAAAACCAGCACTAATATTAAAATGTTCTACAGGTGTAGCTTCTTATATGAGTAGGGATTCTATTTTAGATAGAATAAAACAAATTAGAACGTTAGTTAATTCTTCAAATCTACCTAATATCTATATTTTAAATGGAGAATTTAATGATTCAGAAATGAATGAATTATATAACCACCCAAAAGTAAAAGCAATGGTTAGTGCTACTAAAGGAGAGGGATTTGGTAGACCTTTACTAGAATTTAGTTTAACAGGAAAACCTATTATAGCTTCGGGGTGGTCAGGACATACAGACTTTCTTAATCCTGAATATGTAGCTTTAGTCCCTGGTTCTTTAGAAAAAGTACATAAAAGTGCTGCAAATAATTGGTTAATAGAACAGGCACAATGGTTTAAAATTAATGAATCTGACTTAAGGAAATCTTTTAAATCTTGTTTTAAAAAATATAAACAATTCCACCAAAAATCTAAAAGGCAAAAATATTATGCTAAAGAAAATTTTAGTTGGGAAGAAATGAAAAAATTGGTAGGAAAGATTTTATCATCTAATGTCCCAGATTTCCCAAAACAAGTAGAATTAAATTTACCTAAATTAAATTTACCTAAATTACAAAAACTAAAATAATGAATTTTGATGAATTAAAAATATGCAGCAGATGTGGTTCTGATGCATGCTACAGCCAGGAAGTTACTAAAGATATTACAATTGAAATGTGCTATGGATGTGGCTTCCAATCCAATTCCCTGATGGAAAAAGGATCAGAATTTTTTAATGAACAATGGGAGACATTACCTGAAATTTATAAAGTTTTAATGGATGAAGAAGAAGAAACTGGTAAAATTTGGATGCCTTCTACTATTAATATTAAAGATAAGGGAATGGTGTTTGCAACAGGAAAAGATAGAGATAATTGGGCATGGGGAGCTGTAAAAGTAACTAAAGTCAAAAAGAAAGATAGAGATAAATATAATAAAGAAAAATATAGAGCAGATATGACAACCATCAAATATTTTAAAGAACGGGATTATATGGACGCTTTATCATATATTAATGTAATACCTTAAAAAATGAAAATACTAGTAACAGGAGGTGCGGGTTTTATAGGCACCAATTTAATTAAAAGATTATTATCAGAAAACCATGAAGTTACATCACTTGATGATTATTCTATTGGTGTAAAAGAAAATCATATAGAAGGATGTAATTATATAGAAGGTGATATAAATAAAATACTAGATCTTTTTGTATTAGAAACTTATGTTGAAGAATATAATTTTGATCTTATATATCATCTTGCTGCACTTTCAAGAATACAACCTTCATTTGATGAACCTACTACAACATTTGATGCTAATGTTATGGGTACTCAAAATGTTATTGAATTTGCTAGAAAATCTAATGTTAAAGTAGTGTATGCAGGTTCATCTTCAAGATGGTGTGATCCTCACTCTTCACCATATGCTGCTTATAAACATTTAGGAGAAGAAGTTTGTAAATTATATAGAAAGACTTACAAAATGGATATAGAAATAGCTAGATTTTATAATGTTTATGGTCCTAAGGAAGTATTAGAAGGTGATTGGGCTGCAGTTGTTGGAAAATGGAGACGTCAAGTTAGAGATGGTGAGTTAATTACTATTGTTGGTGATGGTGAACAAAGAAGAGACTTTACTCATGTAGATGATATTTGTGATGCATTATGGAGAATAGGAATAAATAATGTTAAACATGAAGACGCTTGGGAATTAGGAACAGGGATGAATTATTCTATAAATGAAGTTTACCAAATGTTTAAAGAAAGATTTGGTGCAGGATTTACTCATATCCCTGATCAACCTGGTAATTATAGAAAAACACTAAGAAAAAATAATGATACCTTAGAAAAATTAGGATGGGCTCCTAGTGATAAATTAAGAGATTATATTTTTAGTCTAGATAAAGGTTAAATATGAAAATAAGTTATGCAATTACTGTTTGTAATGAAAAATTAGAAGTAAAACGTTTAATTGATTTTTTATTAGCTAATAAACGCAAACAGGATGAAATTATTGTACTTTTTGACCAAAAAAATGGTGAGGAAAAAGTAATTAATATGCTTACTAAACTAAATAAGTTACCAAATTTTCAAGTATGGAGAGGTAATTTTGAAAATCATTTTGCTAATTGGAAAAATAAATTAACTGAATATTGTAATGGGGATTATATATTTCAAATTGATGCTGATGAAATCCCTAATAAAACATTAATTCAACATCTACCAGAAATTATAAATTCAAATGAAAAAGTAGATGTAATGTTAGTTCCACGGGTTAACACAGTAGAAGGTTTGACTCAAGAGCATATTCAAAAATGGGGTTGGAATGTAGATGATAAAGGTTGGGTAAATTGGCCTGATTACCAATGGAGAATTTGGAAAAACATCCCAGAAATTAAATGGAAAAATAAAGTACATGAAGTACTAAAAGGATTTAGCCATTACTCAGTTTTACCTTCATCAGAACAATATTGTTTATATCACCCAAAACAAATAGAGAGACAAGAAAAACAAAATGCTTATTACGATACGTTATAATGGGACAACATAATTTTTCAGAAAAAGTTATAGTAGAATTATTTAGAAGAGAACCAATTGATATTTGGATAAACTCATTTGGGGGGTGTAGGTCAAATTTCGTTAGAGATTGTATAAAAAATAAGTATACTACTTACAATTCTTCTTATGAAATGAAAGCTTGTCATTATATAAGACCTTTAGATGTAAAAGTAGGTAGTGGTATTTTTTGCTATACTGAAGATGTTGGGATTGCTTTATCATCCCAAATAAAAAGAGATATGTATCATAATTTTCAAAAATTAATGAAAGGAAGTAAAGAGGTCCCCTTTAGTATTGAAACATGGTTAAATAATATTAGTATACAAATTGATAATTGGACGACTCCATCATATTTTCCAATAGTAGTAATCAATACAGATAAACTAGAAGAAAACTCAGATTTATTTGAAGAAGTATATGGGGTAAAATTTGGGGAATTTAAACAAAGAAGTACAGTTGAATATGATCCTAGTTTGACTCCTTATTTATCCTTAGTAAAAGAAATTAATCAAAAATTAAAAAAACTACCAAATTTTTCAGTAGTTAATAATATACTAAAATGAAAGAATTTAATAAAATATTTGTATGTGGGTTATCTAGAACTGGTACTAAAAGTGTAGGTGATTATCTTCAACAATTAGGCTTAAAAATTAAACATAATGGTGGACAGATATTTAATCCACATGAAATACAAAACATTGATGTATTATTAGATGATAAACAAACTCAGTTTTGTTATGAGAGGTTACATTCATATTTTCCAAATTCTTTATTTATATACACAAATAGAAATGATGAAAGTTGGGTTAATAAAATTATAAATTGGAAACCAGATTATAGCTATATATTTCACCAAATGTTTAGTGTGGTTTTTCCATCTCCTGATTCTGAAGATGCTCTTTATAAATTTAAAAGAGAACATTTAAAAAGATTTAAAGCATTTACCTCAAATTTAAATTCAGATAGAATTTTATATTTGGATTTAGAAGATAGTGAAAAAGGTAAAAAAGTTTGTAAGTTTTTAAATGTAAAATATAATTCTAACATAGAATATCCAAGTGTAAAATATAGGTAATGGAAAATATTATATTATTTTGTAAAAGTTTTAGAGGAGATTTAGCTCGTTGTGTTGAGTTATCAAAAAGTATTCAACAACACAACAAAGATAATATCCCATATTACATCTCAGTTCCACCTGAAGATGTAAAATTATTTAAATCCCAAATCCCTCACGTTACTGAAATAATTTCAGATGATACAATCTACCCAAATTATAAAGGTTGGGTAGGACAACAATTTGTAAAATCATTAGTTTATAAATTAAACTTATGTAAATTTTATGTATGTATTGATTCAGATGCATATTTTATTAGAGACTTCTACAAAACTGATTTTTTATATTCAGATGATATCCCATATATGGTAATGCATGAAAGAGAACATTTTTATGAATTTATAGATAGATTCCCAGAGTTAATGACCTGTGATGTAAGAGCTGGGCATGAAGCCGAATATAAGTCTATCATGTCTCACTTTGGTAGAGAAGGCAAAATTTACCATTATGGTATTTCTCCATATATTTGGGATACGAAGGTGTGGAAATGGTTAGATACTGAATGGGGATTAGAAACTTTATTTAAAAAACACCCAAACGAGTTAAAATGGTATGGGGAAGGAGCATTAGCAATGGATACACCAATAATGCCAACTTCACCTTTATTTAAAGAGTTTCATTTTGCTGGGCAATATCAATTTTACAAACAGTTAGATTGGAAAGAAGAGCATTTTCAAAAACAATACTTAGGGATTGTGTTACAATCCAATTGGGGTGCCCCTTTAAAATATTAATATGGTTACTTTTTGTATTAGTACATATAGAAATTTAAATTATCTAAAACTAGCTGTTGAATCAGTTAGAAAGTATTCTTACTACAAAGATGCCCCATTTATTATTCATTCAGATAAATCTAATAATGATGGTACTAACGAATGGTTAATAGAAAATAAGGATAAATTTAATATTACACCTATTATAAAAGACCTTAATCCATCTGGTATAGGTCCTGGGATGAATATATGTGCCGAAAATGTAGAGACAGAATATATTATGTTTCTCCACTCAGACTTTTACGTTACACCTAATTGGGATTTAGAGTTAATGAAAGTTCATCAAAAATATCCTAACAAAAAACTATGGGTTAATTCATTTAGAATAGAACCTAACATGTTTGGAGATCAAGATAGGCCTGGTACTCATTTTGTACCTAAAGATGCTTTTGGGGCTTATTATAATGACTTTACTCCTAAGCATATGTTAGAATACGCCCAACAGCTATCAGAATTAAATAATTTTGAAATACCTAAAGGAGAAGGGGTGTCTGGTTTAGTTAAAAAAGAAGTTTGGGATGAAACAGGGGGTAATGATGATAGATTTGCTCCTACTAGTTGGGATGATATGGACTTATTTTGGAGAATGATCCAAAATGGGGTTGAATTTATACTACCTTCAAAATCAGTAGTATGGCATTTTGGTGCTAGAGGGAGCCATAGATTAGAGGAAAATAATAATCAAACCTCTGAAAGACAATCTAAACACGAAAGAATAAATGCTCAAAAATTTTTTGATAAGTGGGGCGGTATGCCTGAGTTTAATCAATATGGAATGATAAATGGAATTAAAAGGTACAAAAATAGTTGAAGTTCCTTATTTTGAATCTCAAATTGAGGATATAACAAAAGATATTCTTATTATAGGAGAAAAAAAGGGAGGTGTTGAAGGAGTAAGTGAAACCATACATAAAATGGGGTGTACAAACGTATCTACCACAGATATATTAGAAAGCCCACCTAACAGTTGGTTAAGACTTAATACCACATGGAAACATATTCAATGTGATTTTATCAAATTTGATGAAAAATACAAATTTAATTATATAATATCTATTTCTGTGTTTGAACATTTTGGTTTTTGGTTTGCGGGAGATCGTATGGCTGATGGATTAGTAAATGATGATAATTGCAAATGGAACCATGACATTAGGGGTATAAATAAAGCTTGTAACCTTTTAAAGGATCAAAATTCTAAATTAATAATCACATTACCTGCAGGGCCCTATATGAATTATGAAGAGACAGGTGAACCTTTTTTAAGGGCGTATGATTGGAGAAGGAGGGAAATAATAATAAATTCCTTAAAAATTAATGGGTATTATATATCTGATGAATCTTTTTATCATTCTAGTGATTATGAAAATTGGAATGAAGTATCATCTGATATACTTAAACCTAAATATTATCATTATTATAATTCTACTTCCCCAAATGTTATTTGGGCATTTACCGTACAAAAAATTAAATAATGTTTTATTAAAAAATATAAAAATATGAAAGTAAGTTTAGTAATACCTAGTTATAATAACTTAAGACATTTAAAAAATGCCTATAATAGTGTTAGAAAGTATTATACTAATGAAGTAGAATTAATTTTAATAGATGATGGTTCTAATGATGGAACTATTGAGTGGTTAAAATCTTTAAAAGATGATAATTTAATTTATTGGAGAGAACAAAGTAGAATAGGCCATACTATTTTATATGATAAGGGAATAGATAAAGCTACTAATGACATTGTAGGAATTTTACATGCAGATATGTATATTGCGCCTGGCTATATAGAAAATTTAATAAAACATTTAAAACCAGGAAAAGTTATATGTGGTACAAGAGTTGAACCTCCTCTACATCCCCCAGGAAATGAAAAAATTATTAAAGATTTTGGGTTAGATTTTGATACACTTAAAATTGATGAATTTTATAAATTTTCTAAAATTGAAATAAAAAAATCTAAAGATTTAACTTCTAAAGGAATGTTTGCTCCTTGGATTTTATATAAAAAAGATTTCCAATCAATGGGGGGTCATGATTGGGATTTTGCCCCCTTTCCATATGAAGACTCAGATATTTTCCAAAGGTGGCTTATTGCTGGTTATGAGTTAGTGCAAAGTAGAGATGCTCTAGTTTATCATTTAACTTGTAGAGGGCATAGATGGAATAAGGAAGTAGGTAAAAATGATGATGAATTTAAATTATTTGAAGAAAAAGCAAGAAAACATTACCTTAAAAAATGGGGGAGTTGGATCCAAAATGATAACTTTAGCCACCCTATACTGATACCAGTGTATAAGAAAAAACTTATTATAAACAATCCTAATACTCAAATAGAACAATTGTATGATTGGTTTAATGATGGAGAAGATATAATTGTAACTATTGATGGGAATAATTTCAATCAAAATGATATGGAATATATTGTTAAATTGAATCAAATAATAGAAGATAGTGGGGAAATTGGGGAATTCCAACTTGGAAATATCCATATAAAAATAAATAAAATAAAAGATATTTCAAAAACTTTTATTGAATAATATTTGGAATCCTAAGTAATTCTTCGTATATTTCGTCAAATTTTTAAAAGGTTATATATTTATGGCATTGACAATTCAAAATACAACTCAAGTGGAAATGATTCCTTGCTCACATTGTAGCACATCTATGCCCAAGCTAAGACTTACTAAGTTTGGATATGATTTTTGTGTTACATGCTCAGAAGAACACAATTTAGTCGGTAAAAAACGTGCTTTACCCGTACAAATGGGAGAAGGCGACCACTCATGGACTGAAACAATTATTATGGAAGAAAGCGATTATCTTCAGTATGAAATGATGGAAGCTATTAATTCTAAAGATAAAAAAAGAAATAAAGCTGAGTTTTTAAACCTAGATGATGATGATAAAAACCTCCAGGGTCCTTATAGAATCATTAATAATACAGATAAAGATAGAACTTAGTTATGCCTAAACCAAAACCACTATCTAAAGAAATGATAGTGGCGGCTCAAGCAAATACAAAATCAAATATGGCCGCCGCCAGATATCTTCATGTTTCTTATCAACATTATAAGAGATATGCTAAGATGTATAAATTATTTGATTCCCATAAAAATCAAAGTGGAAAAGGTATACCTAAATTTTTAAAAGGCCAAGGTAAAGAACCAGCACTTTTAGATATTATTGAAGGTAGGGTATCGGCTGCACATTTTTCTCCCGCTAAAATAAAGTACCGTTTAATAGAAGAGGGATATTTATTAGAGCAATGTTCAATGTGTGGTTTCCAAGAACGTAGGGTATTAGATTATAAAATGCCCTTATTGTTACACTTCAAGGATAATAATAAATCTAATTATAGTAAAGATAATATAGAATTATTATGTTATAACCATTATTTCCTTACAGTAGGAGATATTTTTACAGATAAAGACGTTAAACAAATCGAATCCCATCAGGAACACAATAGTACAACTGATAAAGTAGAATGGGAAGTAGATGATTACCACCTTCAACGTTTAAAAGAACTAGGTTTAGATGATGATGAAGATGATGTAAACCAATATATTTCAAGAATATGAAAATAAGAACAGGTAGCATATATCAACATTTAGCATTTGGGATTACTATAACAAACTATCATGGAGAATACAGGGCATTGATAATTGACTTTGCCTTTTGGTATATAGAATTTATATTTAAAGATTATGAAAAAAGCTAGACGAGCAAGATCACTAAATAAAAAGCATCATAAAATAACTCAAGATTATGATAAGCAAAAAAGTAAGCATTTAGAAAAATTAACTGATAAAATGCTTAAAAACGATGAAAAAGCCCAACAATTAAAATCTAAAACAATGAAGGGTGATTTTCTAAAAAACTTTTAATTATGAGAACTTTTATATTATTATTTATATTATTTATTCCTTCACCTAAAACAACTCCAATTGTAGAAGAAAAAATTATTGTAGTTAAAGAGGAAGTTGAGGAAATTAAGGGTATGAATGAATTTTTATACGCTATAGGACACCAAGAATCAGGTAACAGATATTTTGTTGTTAATAGATTTGGTTATATGGGTAAATACCAATTTGGTAAATCAACTTTAAGGACATTAAAAATTAAAGTAACTAAAGAAGCATTTTTAAATAGTCCTGATTTGCAAGAATATGCTATGCAACAAAATTTATTATATAATAAAAAGAAATTACAAAAATATATAGACAGGTTTGATGGTTGCCTAATAGATGGTATATTAGTAACCGAATCAGGTATTTTGGCAGCTGCCCATTTAGGAGGACCTGGGAGTGTTAAAAAATATTTTAGATCAGGTAAGATAGCTAAGGATGGAAATGGTGTAAAAATAACTAATTATATGCAGCGTTTTTCGGGTTATGAATTATATTTATAATCAAAAATTATGGCAAGAATAGTTGTAGGAAATTATAAACCCAACCAAAGAAAAAAACGACCTGGAATACATGCTAAAAGCAAATCTAGTAAATTAAAAAAAAGTAAAAATTATGTTAAATCTTATAGAGGCCAAGGAAAGTAAAATGAATGAAATAAGAGTTTCAAGTTTATTTAACCACATGACAGACGCAGATTTTATGGCATTACATAATGCAGGAGCATTAAAAGAATTTTGTGATGCCCTATCTCTAGATTTACAACCAAAAGACCATGAAAAAGATCATACTTACACAGCATGAATGGTATGATGCCATGAAACTTCCTACACCTCATAGGAATAAGAAAAAATACTATAGAAAAGAAAAACATAAGAAACGTGGGAGCCAATTTGGTTCCCACAATTATTTTTCGTATATTTACAGAGTAAAATAAAGGTTATGCAAGTATTAAGATTTTTTACTGATGAGTTAAGTGGTGATGAATGTGCTATTGTATGGAATGGTACAGAAGAAATTTGTGTTACAGCTGATAAAGCTTGGGACATAGAGGCTAAAGCGCAGGCCAAACAAGATGCGTATGAATTAAGATGTGAAATGGGTTATTAATGGCACTCTGGGAATTTAAAAATTTAAATAAATACGGAAATTATAGGACTAGAATAATACACACTAATGGGGCTTTAAGCATACCAGGTAGTGGTTTTGGTCATTCTGTGTTCGCGCGAAGATTTAAATATAAGTACGAACATCCAGTTATGCCTCCTACTATATTTAAAAATAATGGTAAAACATATTTAATGCCATTATGGAAGGAAGTTATTGAGGGTACTACTGTTGAAGATATTGAATGGATCAAACCCAAACCTAAAAGATTAGATCCAATAATTGAGATGAATGCTAGCGGTAGCAATCCAGATATTAAATATAAAACATCATATTATCCTGGCTCAAATAATTACTATTGTAATTGTCCTGGTAAATGGATGGCTAAGGATGGTAAGTGTAAACATATAAAAGCATTAGAAGCAAAAATAAATAAATAAAGGTTATGTCATTAAGAATAGAAAATTTTATTGAAGAAATGAGAGCTACAAGTAGTAGCACTGATAAAGTACAAATAATTAAAGATGCAAGTCCATTTGTACATAAAGCACTAGAATATACTTATAATCCATTTAAGCAATTCTATGTTACAAGTAAAACTTGTATTAAAAACTCACATTTAAAAGAACGTCACAGTTTAGATTTATTTGAAGTATTAGATAAATTAATGAATAGGGAAGTGACTGGTCACGATGCTATTAAATTAGTAAATGGTTTAGAAGATGAATCTATTTATAAAATTATAGATAAAAACTTAGATATTAGAGCTGGAGATAAGGTAATTAATAAAGCAATCCCAGGTTTAATCCCAACATTTTCAGTTGCATTAGCTAAAGAATATGATGGCAAATGTGACTGGCAAAATGATAATTGGTGGGCATCACGAAAATTAGATGGTGTTAGATGTTTAGCAGTAGTTAATTATGAAGGTGAATGTACACTTTATTCTAGAATGGGTAAAGAATTAACTACATTAAATAAAGTAAAAGAAGCTATTGAAGCAACAGGTATTATTAATACTGTATTTGATGGTGAGATTTGTTTAATTGATGAGAATGGAAATGAAGATTTTCAGGGTGTAATGAAACAATTAAGACGTAAAGACCATCAAATTGAAAATCCTGCTTATATGATTTTTGATATGCTTCATAAACCTAATTTTGATAATCAAGAAGGTGGTCCTATCTTAAGTGAAAGGTTGGGGGCATTAAGAGGATTCCTAACAGGTAGATTTATTAATAGCGACATTTTACGCTATACAGACCAATTTTTAATTACAGATGGTAGACACTTTGATAAATGGGGTCAAATAGCAACTGATAATAA